GCCGAAATCTCGGACTAGACGAATCATTTTCAGCCAAACTAATCTCCGATGGTTCTAGCATTGAAGCTGCTCGCACAGCAATTATCGAAGCGCGATCGGTTAAGGACAAGGAAAATCATACATCTTCGCCAAACATTCAGGTTACAAGTAGCGAAGCGCAGAACCGCAGCGAAGGGATGTTTGAGGCCCTTTGCCATCGTGCAAATCCAAAAGAAAAATTGACCGAAAAAGGGCGCATGTTCCGCTCTCTCTCTCTCTCCGATATGGCTCGAGTTTCTCTCGAAGCACAGGGAATCAAAACGATTCAGATGTCGAAGGACGAGATTGTACGCAAAACCTTTGATTTGAGAATCCGCGGTGTGGGACACACTTCAAGTGATTTTACTTTGTTACTTGAAAACCTTGCTACAAAATCACTTCAAAGCGCTTACCAAGCCGCACCAAAAGTTTTTGCGCCAATCGTTCGCGAAGTCACCGTGCCAGACTTTAAACAAGTTAGCCGTGTTGCATTAGGTGACGCGCCAGAACTAGAATTGTTGCCTGAAGGTGCCGACATTAAAGCCGGTCTCATGGGCGAAGCTGCAGAAAAATATTCAATCGCTACCTACGCCAAAATGATTCGTTTTTCTCGTCAGATGCTTGTAAACGATGATCTTGACGCTTTGACGCGAGTACCTGAAATGTTCGGGCGTCGCGCAGCTGAAAAAGAAAGCGATCTCGTTTGGGCTGTTATTATGGCAAACGCAGCGTTATCAGATACCGTTGCATTATTTCATGCTACCCATGCAAACCTAAATTCCGGCGGAGCCGCAGCAATTGCTCTTGCATCTGTCGGTGCTGCGCGTGCTGCTATGCGTAAACAAGTCGGAGTAAACGGAGCAAGGATTACTCTTAATCCAACTTGGCTTTTCGTTCCTCCTGAACTTGAAACCGTTGCACAGCAATTCGTTTCTGCAAATATCGTTCCCGAAGCTTTTACAACCAACAACCCCTTTGCCGGTAAGCTTCAAGTCGCAGTTGAGCCGCGTTTGTCGGACTCTGCATTGACTGGTTACGACGTTAACGCATGGCTCTTAACAGCAGATACAAGCCAAGTTGATATTCTCGAGCTAGCTCGTCTGCAAGGACAGGAAGGCCCGGTTATTGAGTCTGACGAGATGTTTGATTACGAAGGAATGAAAATTAAATGTCGATTAGACATCGGAGCCAAAGCTATTGACTATCGTGGATTGAACAAAAATGATGGCGCTTAACTAAATAATTTATAGAAAGGTAATTTATAATGAAGAATTTTATTTCAGGTGGAGATGTAGTCGAACTTATCGCTCCCTCAGGCGGAGTGGTTTCTGGCAATGGCTACATTCACGTTGCATTGTTCGCTGTCGCTCAGGTTACAGCAGCGGAAACGGAAGTTTATTCGGCTGTTGTTGAAGGCATTGTTTCATTGCCAAAAACCTCAACCGTTGTCTTCAGCGAAGGCGAGAAGGTTTTTTGGGATGACGCCACAAAACTTTGTAAAGAAACCTCCGCAGGTTATTTTAAAATCGGCTATGCAGTTAAATCAGCTGGTAACCCTTCGGCGACGGTTCTAGTTAAGTTGAACGGTTCTGACGTTACAGCTGTATAGTTAGAAAAAACACGCGGTGATTTTTAAAGCCGCGTGTTTTATTTTAGGAAGTAATGGGTAAGCACTATTTCAATAGACTAGTCGATGGGCTTTTGAATGTCGCAATCCCAACTTTTGGGCAGATTGTGGAATATCGCCCTCTATCGGGTGGTAGGTTTCGTCTAAAAGCTGTTTTTGATACTGAGTTTACGCAAATATTGCCGAACACAGAACAAGTGGTAAGCGTTAATCGTCCCCACATTGGCTGTAAATTGATTGATATACCAGCCGAACCTTTGCAGGGCGACACAGTTAGGGTTGAAGGCGACTATTTTTTCGTTAGTGAGATTCAAGAAGATGGACAAGGTGGGGTTCTCCTTTGGTTGACAAAACAAAATGAGCAAGAAACGTAAAGACATACGAAACGAAGTTGTTTCGGTTCTTAAACGCGCAAATATTGTCATTGCAGCGAATATTTTGGCGAATCGATCTATCCCATATGAATCAAAATTACTGCCAGCAATTTCGGTATACACACGAGCCGACGAAGTAGCCGGGGAATTTTCCAGTGCTCCTAGACTTCTAAAAAAATCTTTAGAATTAATTGTCGAAGTAGTTTTGCAAGATCAAAAAGATGACGTAGCTGCCGACAGGCTCGATGACTTGTGCGAAAAAGTCGAAGATTACCTCAGTTCAGACGATTCCTTGAATGGTAAATGTGACGACATATATTTATCTCGTGTGGACTTCGATTTTCAAGGCGAGCAACAGGAAAAACCTATGCACTCCGCCGTTATGGTTTTTACGGTTCTTTATAATGATTATGAACCTCGTAGCCGTTTCCTACAGGGAAACATCAACGACTTTGTAGGTGCTGACGCTCAATATCAAGTAGGACACAACAATTCAGAACCAGATCAGGCTTTAGCAGATCGTGCTAAAGATACGATCGACGTTCCGCAAATTTAAAAGGAGTTTTTAAATGGAAGGTATTAGTTTTTTAAAGCCAGCGGAAGGAATGAAGGTTAGAGATCCCCTAACGCTGGTTGAACTTCCGGCCAGTGGACGTAGGGTTCGAATGAGCAGCTATTGGAGACGTCGCCTTTTAGATGGTGACGTTTTATTAATCGAAGATCAACAAACTTCAGGACAAGGAGATGACAAATGAGCGTCGGATTCAATAACATTACAGATATTCGTGTGCCTTTCGTTGCAGTTGAGTTTGACAACTCGAAAGCACAACAGGGCCCAGCGATTCAGCCCTTCCAGACTTTAATCATGGGACAAAAACGCTCGACAGGAACGGCAACAGCGCTAGCTGTTGTGACGGTTACAAGCGAAGCGCAGGCAAGAACTCTATTCGGTGCTGGTTCTATGCTGCAGTGGATGGTTAAACGGTATTTGCAGAATGACCTCGTTACGACGCTTCAAGTAGTTCCGATTGTCGACAATGCCGCCGGCGTTATCGCTACCGGAAAGGTTTCAATAGTTGGTCCAGCGACAGCTGACGGCGTATTGTCGATTTACTTTGCTGGTAAGAAAATTGAGACATCCGTTACTTCCGGCGATGTCGCTACAGCTGTAGCAACGGCGCTAGCTGCCGCTATTAACGCTGATACCGATGCTCAAGTTACCGCTGCAGTTAACGGTTCAAACCTTTTCGAGGTTGATATTTCAGCGCGCCACAAGGGCACGATGGGAAATCAAATTGATATTCGTTTAAACTATTTCGCGGAAGATCTTACCCCCGCTGGCCTAGCAATTACGCTAACTGCTATGGCGTCTGGTGCCGGTGACCCGGACACTAATACTATTTTTGCGGCATTGCCTGAAGAGCAGTACAACGTCGTTATTAACCCTTGGAATGACACTTCGAACATGACGAAATTGGAAACCGAGTTAGATTCACGGTTTGGACCGATGAAAGCGATTGATTCGGTTTCATTTACAACCAAGCTTGGGTCACTTGGAACCTTGTCGTCATATGGCAACGCTAGAAATAATTCTCATTCCTGTATTTTAGGGCCTTGTAAAGCCGCGCCAAACCCTTCATGGGAATGGTCATCGGCGACCGGTGGGCAAGCTGCTAAGTCTGCACAAATTGACCCCGCGCGACCGTTCACCACACTACCTTTGGTTGGTATTCTAGCGCCCAATAAATCAGACGAATTCATTATGTCGGAACGAAACACACTTTTGACTGACGGCATCGCGTCAACGAAAATCGTTATCGGCATTCCACAAATTGAGCGATTGATTACAAGTTATCAGGTGAACGCGGCATCACAACCGGACACTTCATACCTTGATGCAACAACGCTGTTTACTCTCTCTTATCTTCGATATTCATTCCGTAATCGCATGGCGTCTAAATTCCCACGTCACAAACTTGCAAACGATGGAACCCGGTTCGGACCTGGTCAGCCAGTCATTACGCCATCGATCGCGAAGGCAGAGGCAATTTCTCTTTTTGGAGAATGGGAACGCGCCGGATTAGTCGAAGGCGTTGACCAGTTTACGCGAGATCTTGTTATCGAACGGAACGCTTCAAATCCGAATCGCATAGATTGCTTGTTACCACCTGATTTAGTGAACCAGTTATTAAACGTTGCTGCACAAATTCAATTCTTACTCTAATCGAAAGGATTTAAAAAATGGCATCGAGACGCATCGGAGGAATTTTGGAGTTGAAAGTTGACGGTAACCAATACTTGGTTAAGGGATCGTTTACTTACAATCTTGGAATTCCTAAAAAAGAAATGATTGTCGGAATGGACGGAGTACACGGCTATAAAGAAACTCCTCAGGTTCCTTTTATTGAGGGCTCGATCACAGATACCGCTGATATTTCTGTTAGCGATCTTCGCAAACTAATTAATGTCACAGCTGTGCTTCGGCTGGCCAACGGCAAAACAATTTCTATAGAGGAGGCCGTGGAAGCTTCTGACGGTGACGTGACGACCGAAGAGGGAGAAATCCAAGTTCGGTTTGAAGGCACTAAAGGCACCGAAATTGCTGCTTAGGTTTAGATCCCCGCCTTCGGGCGGATTTTTAAAGGCTTTACTATGAAAGTATTGAAACTCAATCGGACCTATAGGCATGGTGACAAGGAAGTTAGTGAGGTTAAATTCTTAACTCCAAAAGTTAAGCATTTAAAAAATATCGACATGAGCAAAATAAATTCATCTGAAATTGTTTTACTTTGTGGTCGACTCAATGATTCAGGGCTAACGTCTTCATTTTTTGACGAATTAGAGATGGACGATTTTATGTCCATTTCTGAAATGATCGCTAGTTTTTTTCCGGATTCCCAGAAAACTGGCCAAAGTTAATAGCACACTTGGCTAAGGTGTTTCACTTTCAGCCCAGCGAGTTATGGGAACTTGACCAATACGATCTAGTTTTCTGGCTTGACCAAGCTGAGGAATAAACAGAAGGGGACCAATGGCTAACTTTCCCGTAAATTTAGTATTGAAAGCCTTCGACGGCGTCTCCTCGAAGTTCAAGAGAATACAGGATCGATTCGGAGCGTTGTCTAACGCTGCTACAAAATTAAAATTAAAAATGTCTGTTTTAGGACAGCGATTAAATTTTGAAGGCATCAAAAAGAGCTTAGGGCAAGTAGGCTCTAGCTTTGGAAACGTTGCGAACGGTGCCAGGGCTTCGTTCCTTCGTTTAGGCGCGGTTGTCGCTGGCGCGGCTGTTGGTCTTGGAGCTCTAGTCAAGCATTCAATCTCGGCAGGCGACAATTTCAAAAAGATGTCAGAACGAACCGGGCTAACCGTTGAGGGGTTTCAAGAGCTCAGATATGCCGCCGAAGCTTCCGGCGTTTCCTCCGAAGACTTTGACAATTCACTTTTAAAATTGAATAAATCATTTGGAGAACTAAAACTCGGAGCTGGTCCGCTAGTCTCAGCGTTTGGAAAAGTCGCTCCTCAATTTCTTGAAATGCTCAAGGGTGCAAAAAGCACAGAAGACGCATTTAATATAGTTACTACTGCCATGTCGAACGTTAAAGACCCCGCAAAAAAGGCTGTTATCGCAACAGCTGCATTTGGCAAAACTGGGCAGAAATTTATAAACCTAACTAATGGCGGAGCCGAAGGTATAGCTTCTTTAAGAAAAGAAGCGCAAAAATACGGGATTATGACGGCCACTCAAGCCGCTAACTCCGAAAAACTCGGCGATGCTATCGGCAGAATAGTAAAGGGTTTTGAAGGTCTTCTTAATTCCGCGATCGGCCCTTTGCTACCAGCCCTTGAGGATTTGGCAGACAAATTTGGGAATTTTATTATTGAAATGCGTCCTGAAATTACAAAGTTTGCTCAAGAGTTCGCAAAAGACTTGCCGAAAAATATAGAGATGTTGAAAGCCGAATTCGGGGAACTCAAAAAATCACTAAAACCTGTTATCGAATTTGGAAAAGAATTAATTAAAAAGTTTGGGCTTTTAAAACTTTCAATGGTTGCTGTCGGCACCTTCATAGCAGGTCCGCTTTTGATTCCGCTAGCTGGTCTAGCCGCAAGTCTTGGTGGGCTTGCAGTTAGCATACTCCCCGCGGTTGGCGTAGCTTTGACGTTTCTAGCGCAAAGTGTTTTGATTCCCTTGGCTGGCGTAATTTTGCCAGCGCTGGGCACAGCGCTTGGAGTAGTTTGGGGAATCATGGTAGCAAACCCAATTGGTTTAGTTATAACTGCGGTTGCTGCTTTAGGATTTGGAGCCTACAAACTTATTAAAAATTGGGACACAGTTAAGGAATACTTCAAAGGTTTCTGGGTTTATTTAAATGAATTATTCGATGGTTCGATCGCCAAAATATCGGGCAAGATGTCAGGTATGTTTAATTTCTTACCAAAGGGAGTTAAAAGCCTTTTTGGAATCGATGTCCCACAGGTTATGGGGAAAGTCGCGCCAACCAAGCTAGAGCAGGTATACCCGAAGACGATAGGAAACGGAACGCAAGCCATCGGTGTAGGCCCAAGGGAATTTACGTCAACTAGTTCGGAAACAAAAAAACATGACGTCACATTGACGTTCGATAACTTGCCACCTGGAACGAAAATAAATAACTCTAAATCTAATAAAGACAAGGATTTTAAATTGTTTATGAATAAAGGACCACAGGGGGCATTCGGCAATGGTTGATTCAGTCTGGAAGGCTCGTCTACTTCCCGCTTCTTTTCGTGGGATTCCATTTCTCATAGATAGTCATGAGTTCAATGGAGGTAGAAATAATGTATCCCACGAAACACCTGAAGGTGAGCGCGGATTTTGCGAAGATCTCGGCAAAAAAACTCCTGGATATAATATTACCGGACATGTCTTAGGTGACAATTACTTTTTCATTCGAGATGCACTAATTGCAGCAATGCAAAACGGGGACAAGGGATTTTTAGTTCACCCATACCTTGGTTTAAAGGAAGTTCAGCCCGGCGAGTTTTCTTTTTCTGAAACGACTACAGAGGGAAGGCTGGCACGATTTACTTTTAATTTTATAGAAGCGGGAAATCCAAGTTTTCCGGTTAGCTTACTCGACGATATAACAAGTTTCGTAACTTCAGTTGTTGCTACAGTGGCAATCGTTCAGAATGTTTTTCAGATTGCATACTCAGTTAGTCAATTGCCTGGATATGCGCGAGCAAGCGCGAAGGCTTTAATCAATGATTTCGTAAAAACAGTAAACCAAAAAATAGGTGGAATTTCAGGAAACGATAGCGGAAAGGCTAACTTGAAAAAGAAACTTTTGGAGGTTGAATCCAGTTCTGGTTTATTGGCAGTGAATCCAGCTAGCTTGGCTGCTGAAGTTGACAATATTTTATCGCTTGTTCGCGACTTGCCGGAAGACAAAACGGAAAGTTCGACCATTGATATTGCTTCCGGGCGTGATGAAAACATAGACCCTTTGCTTGAGCTGTCTGGGTATACATCTAACTTAGCCGACATAGAAAAGCTGACCCCTACGCGCACGCGCGAGAAGTCAAACGCTGATGCAATTATTTCGCTTATAAGACAATGCGCTATCGTTAAGTTATCAGAAAATGCTGTTTCCAAAGATTTTGATTCTCTGGATTCAGCGGTTTTGGTTAGGGATCAAATTTCAGATTTGATTGAAGATCAAATTGAAGGCGATGTTGACGATGAATTATTCAACGCGCTATCTTCTTTTAAATCGAAGGTAGTCAATGCGATACCAACCGGGCAACTCGGCAGTATAGAAACTATAGAACTTTTTACAGATGTTCCGGCGATCGTTATAGCTTATGACTTATACGAATCACCCGCTTTAGAAAGCGATATCATTCAAAGGAACGCGGTAGAAAACCCTGGTTTTATATCGGGATCGCTTGAGGTTTTAAGAGTTGGTTAATTTTATTGAACAAGCTGCCAAGTCAACTTTCCCAACACTTTTTGGGAAAAAAGATGCCCTAATTCTACGCATTGGCGCTGAATCTTATTCAACTTTTGAATCTCTTAAAGTAACGCGAGACATTAACACGATGTGCTCTAGTTTTAACATTTCGTTCGGCGACAAATGGCGATCTTCAGGCGACAAATGGCCTCTGGTCCCTGGCGCTATGGTTGGGATAAGCATTGGACAGACTCCGGTAATAAACGGTTACATTGACCGTGTTGACGTGGAAGCATCTAATACGAGTCGCACGATCGAAATACAAGGTCGAGATAGGACGTCGGACCTAATCGATTCGTCTGCATCAACTCTGCCTAAAACAGAATTTAAAAATGTAACTCTTTACGACGTCGCCCAAACATACGCCTCATTGTTTGGTATCCTAGTCTCTGTTTCGCCAGGTGTGGATATAGGAAAGCCCTTCGAAAAACTGACTGTAAAACAAGGATCGTCAGTTTACGAAGAGCTTGAACGCGCGGCAAAGCTTAGAAATCTATTAATAATTTCCGACGGGCTTGGAAACTTAGTTATAACGAATCGAGCCGGAACGGCTACAGCGCTACCTTCGACCAAAAACCTGGTCCCTTCGTTTGATTTTGCCGCAGCTGTTAAGACTCTTGTTATCTCTCCTGTCGCTTTGGTTCAAGGTGAAAATATTTTATCAGCGCAAGCTACTTATGACGATTCCGATCGGTTTCAAAACTACGTCGTCAAGGGACAAAGGCAAGGATCCGACTTCGTTACTGGCGCATCTGCTACGCAAGTAACCGGAGTGGCTTTTGATGCTGACGTTTTAAGATTTAGATCAAAAACGATTATTTCAGAAGGCCCTCTTGACTTCTCGGGCGCTCAAAAACGTGCTGCATGGGAATCTAGTATACGTGCTGCAAAATCTATTGAACTAGCCATTGAAGTACAGGGCTGGTCGCGATCCGACGGTAAGCTTTGGGATATAAATGAAATTGTAAACGTTGACGCTAAGTTCGTAGGAATTAATTCCTCGATGCTTATAACTTCCGTAGAATTCGCAAAAGATACTTCGGGCGGAACAAAAACCAATCTGAAGTTGACGCGACCGGACGCATTTGCAAAAGAGCCGAAAAATGATCCTAAAAAAGGGCTGGGATGGGACAAGGAAATTCTGGGAAGTAATATTACACGTATAAAGGCGCTGACAAAATGAGCGGTGATATTTTTGGCGCAATAACAAAAATGCTAGATCCTCTAAAAACTAAAATGCGCCTAATGGTATCTAAAGCGGTGGTTGCACTTATCGACGATGGGAAAAAGATTCAACAGATGCAGCTACTCGCGCTTGCCGGTGAAGTATTGGCGGATGTGGAGAGGTACCAACAGTTTGGTTTTACGTCAGTGCCGCTACCAGGTGCGGAGGCTATTGTTGCCTTCATTGCAGGCGACAGAGAACACGGAATAGTTTTGGGTGTGGAGGATAGGCGATATAGACCGACCGGGTTGACTAATGGGCAGGCATGCTTTTACGATATCTTATCTAAAATAAAGTTAACAGCTGACGGTAAGGCATTGCATGACGTTCCCGTAAAGACTGAAATTAAATCAGCAGAGGTGGTTCTCGGCGCAGGAGTGGTTTTAGAAAAGATATTAAACGGAGAAACTTTCCAAGTAACCTATAACTCACACTCTCATTTATCTTTTGGAGTTCCAACAACGTCGCCAATTTTGGCAAGTACGGTTGCGGATTTATCGCAGGCTGTGAAAGCGGCTAAACTTCAGGCGTAAAGGATTTAAAAATGCCAATTACAGGAACCGGTTCAACTTTAAGCGCTCTTATTCAAAGCAAAATGTCGTCGAATGGAATTTCTATCTCAGAAGCTGGCGAGTTGACCAAGCTTACAAAGGCAATTGCCGACGCTGTTATAGAACATTTTGTTAGCAACGCAGTAATAGCTGTGACTGGCGTTACTCCCGGCGGTGGTTCTGCTAGCGGAACGGTGAGCTGATGCAAGATATCGGGATTTTTTACGAGGATTTTACTTTTAAATTAAAGGTAGAAAAAGGCGATCTAGTAGGTGACGATGGGCTTGAAACCTCTGTTATTATAAGTCTTTTCACAGATAAAAGAGTTTCGCAAGAAAATTTGCCACAAGGGCAAACCTCGCGTCGCGGATATTGGGGTGACATGTTCCCGGACGTTGAAGGCGACCAAATTGGTTCCAGGCTTTGGACGCTCGACCGCTCGAAGATTCTACCGCAAACGCTGACCGCTTTTGAGAATGAGGCGCGCGATTGTTTGCAGTGGATGCTTGACGATAATGTCGCCAAGACAATTGAAGTTAGTGCTAGTACGGACGAATTCGACAGACTATCATTGTCGATAAATATAACGAAACCGGATGACCAAAAAAACCTATACGGGTTCATTTGGGATGGCCAAGAAGTAAGAAGAAAGGCGGTTTAAAGCATGGCGTTTGCACGTCCTACCCTAAAGGAATTGGTTGCACGCGTTCGCTCTGATATTCGGGCGGCGCTTCAAATTACCGCAATTCTGAGAAGATCTTTTCTCTCTGCAATATCTCGCGCCATCGCTGGCGTTGCAAACTCTTTACACGGCCATCTAACATTTATTTCTAAGCAGGCATTTCCTGACCAGGCGACAGGAGTTTATTTAAAAAGATGGGGTTCCATCTATGGTGTCCCAGCACGCGAGGCGACATTTTCGAAAATGACTATTACCGGTACAGGAGTGAACGGTAGTATCTTGGCATCTGCCGACTTATTTCAAATCGATAGTGGCCTAACATACGAAGTTGACGAAAACGTAGAGGTATCGGCTGGAATATACACAGCAAATGTGACGGCAGTTACCGAAGGCGCAGGATCAAACTTAGCAAACGGCGAGAGAATGAGTTTGCAGTCTCCGGTTGCCGGAATCGATAGTAACGCAGTTGTCGCGTCAACGGTTATTGAGGGAGAAAATTCTGAAACCGAATTAGCCCAGCAAGCCAGAATTGTGCGCCGTATTCAGTTTCCTCCTGCGGGTGGTAACGTTTTTGATTACATTGCATGGGCTTTAGAGGTTTCGGGTGTCTCGCGCGTTTGGGTTTTCCCTGGAAACCGGGGACAGGGAACGGTTGATGTTTCTTTTTTAGAACTAGATGCTACTGACGAAGTAATTCCTGGCGCCTCAAAAGTGGCTGAAGTTCAAGAAAAAATCGACGAAAGCAAACCAGTTACCGCTGATTCAAATGTTTTTGCTCCAAACTCGTTAACTATTCCGATGACAATTAAACTGAAACCAAACACTACGGCAACGCGCCTAGCCGTAAGCGCTGAACTTAAAGATTTATTCATTCGAGATAGTCAAGTTTCAGGAGCGGCAGACCCCGACAAGATCGCGTCAGGAGATACATTTGACGGCATTATAAGCATTTCAAAAATAAATGAAGCGATAAGCTTAGCGACCGACGAAGAAGACCACGTTCTAGTTATCCCGACGGCTGACATTGGGCCGGATCAGGGATACATAGCAGTTTTAGGGACTATAACCTTCCAAACCTTGGTTTAATAGATGCCAGTAATTGAGAAAATAATTAAATATACAGGCTTACTAAAAAAACTTTTCCCAGTTGGGAAGGCTTGGGAAAACATACTAGACGATAACCTTTTTTCTGGAATGTCGGTTGAGTTCGCACGTATCGAAGACCGCAGTATAGATTTACTCCGCGAGATGGACCCCATAACATCTTCTGAAATGCTAAAAGATTGGGAATCTTTACTTGGTTTGCCGGACGAATGCACGCCAGAAGATCAGTCACTTTCTGAGCGTCAATCGCAATGCAGGCAAAAGCTTTCCAACCAGGGTGGGCAGTCAGCGGCTTACTTAGAAGACGTATCAGATGATTTGGGGTTTGAAGGTACCGTCTTTAGTGATTATGTCCCATTCGAAGTTGGGCGAGCTGTTGTTGGAGCTCCGCTAACAAATAATTTCGATATATCTTTTAGAGTCGGCGATACCGTCGGCGAGGTTATCCGCAATTCTGGTTGGCGTTTTGTTTTTCAAGTCAACGCGCTAGCGACCATTAACGATCCGTTTGAAGTTGGTAATGACACGGTAGGCGATCCCCTAGTTGTGTTCGGCAATCCACTACTCCAATGCACGATCAAAAGGTTGAAGCCAGCGCACACACAAGCATTTTTTACATATCGGGATACATTGTAATGAAGCAATCAAACAAAAAATCGATAAGATTTAACTTAAGGGGAAATTAAAATGCGCAGAACTACGGCATCCGGGCATGATACGAATCGCTATACAGAAGGGAACCCGTCTCTAGGGGTTCCCGCAACGGTGGTTTCGGCGGAAGCTGCAAACGCTTGGCAAGAAGAAATCGTAAACGTTATTTTATCAGCAGGGCTAACCCCGGCAGTTTCAGAGACACAACTTTTGGAGTCGGTTCTAGCGATA